GGTTCCGCAGACCCGCTTCTCTGCTAACGCAACCCATTTGCATTATCCCTTGAATGGCTAAACCTCAAAAACCTATCCGCTGGACGCTAGAACAGGCTGGCTCCGAGTTCGATATTGACGCTCAGACGCTAGGGAAACGCCTGCGCGCCGAGTCTATAGAGTGCGGCGACGATGGCCGATTCGGCACAAAGCAGATCGTGACCGCTATTGCCGGAGACTTGGAAAAAGAAAAGACCCGCAACGAAGCCGCCAAGGCGGATCTCCACGAAATGAAGCGCGATCTTGAGCGCGGCAAGCTGATCCCGTCGGAGCGCGTGCGCGCTTCGCTGGAGGAGCTGAAAGTAGCCATCTCGCAAGTGATAGATCACTCGCACCTTGAGGCGAAACAGAAAGCAACCATCTATGCCAACCTCCAAAAACTCGGGGAAAGAGACTTTGTCGCCGGGACTGACGAGCCTGCGGAGTGAGATCCACCAGTTTCTTGCCAGCTTCAAGCCGCCGGAAACGCTGACCGTCGCGCAGTGGGCGGAGAAATACCGCTGGCTTGAGAAGGGAAGCACCAGCAAGCCTGGACGATACTCATTCGACGCCGGGCCGTATCAGCGCGAGCCGCAAGAAAGCTACACAGACCGAGCAGTGCAGACGACTGTCCTACAATGGGCGAGCAGAACAGGCAAAACTGAGACACTGAACAACCTTGATGGCTACATCATAGACCACGATCCGAAAGCCATCTTGGTCGTGTATCCTACGCTCGACAGCGCGACGAAATGGCGGAAGGAGTTCTTCAACCCGATGGTTCGCGCAACGCCAAGGCTGCGCGGTAAGATAAACATCAAGGCAAGGCATCAGGATAACACGATGCTTTCCATAAAGTTTCCAGGCGGACACATCGCGGCGATTGGCGCAAATTCACCCAGTGGCTTTCGCCAGATTCAGTCTCCGGTCGTGCGCTGCGATGAGATTGACGCGATGGAAGACAGCAAAGAAGGCGATCCCGTGGCGCTGTCATTCAAGCGCGCAGACAACTATCCCGACAGCATCCAGGTCTTAAGCTCGACGCCTACGATCAAAGGCAAGAGCAGGATCGAATCGTGGCTTGAGCGTAGCGACTATCGGAAATGGTTCTGTCCTTGCCAGCAGTGTGGCACGTTGCAGGTGCTGGAATGGTCACAGGTAAAGTGGGACACAGACGCGACCGAGGGAGCGAAATACGTTTGCGAAAACAAGGAGTGCGGACATGCCCATGACGACGTTGGCCGGCGAGCGATGATCGAGCAGGGCGAGTGGCGACCTACAAAGCCATTTAACGGCATCAGAGGCTACTGGCTAAACGGACTCAACACGCTTTTCCCTGCCAAGAAAGGATTCGCCAACAAGATGCACCAATTTGTCGCCGAGTATCTCGAGGCAAAGGACGGAGGCAAGGCAACGATGAGGACATGGAAGAACACCTTTCTGGCGATCACTGACGACCCGACCGAGGAAAGCGAGAAGCCACCAGACTGGCAGCGACTCTATAACTTGCGCGAAGCCTACACCGCGGTGCCGCGGGCTGTTAGCCTTGTCACCTGCTTTGTTGACATCCAGAACAACCGCTTGGAGCTAGAGTGGAAAGGCTGGGCGCGTGACGAGCAAAGCTGGGGACTCGACTACCTTGTTCTCGACGGCAACCCGCTCGACATCCAGCCGGGAAGCGTATGGCACCGACTTATGACAGAGCTACAACGGAAATTCAAGCGCGAGGACGGAGCGGAGCTTGAGCTGTCGATGTGCTTTGTAGATGCCGGTAAGTGGGGAGACTGGGCTTTCCAAGCCTACAGACTAAGCCAGACCTTTCCTAAGCTGATGGGCAAGTTTATGCTGTCGAAAGGTGTTGGGCAGCAAGGGGCGCCGATCAACCCGCGCAAGATGACGAGTATTCATCGCAACATCAAAGGCATTCCGATTGGCGCATGGGCAGGCAAAGACCTGATCTACACTCGGCTCCGGCTCGACCCTAACGAGGACGGCACGTTTCCTAGTGGCTACATGCATCACCCGATGAGCTACGACGCCAACTACTTCCAGCAGCTAACCAGCGACAGCGTGGTGATGGAATACAAAGGCGGCGAAGAGGTGAGGCGCTACGGCAACAACGAGGGCAAACGCGACGAGGCGCTGGATTGCGCTTATGGCAACCTAGCGGTGTTCATGTTGCGGCGCTGGAATTTTGACGCGCTCGAGGCGGATCTAGCTCAGACTCGGCCAGATGCGCCCGCGCAGGCCGCGCCGTCTGCGTGGTTCTCTGGCAAAGCGCCAGGCGGATGGAATTTGTAAAATCACACAAGTTGACAATTTGACCGCATAAGATAAAAGGGGAGCAATGGCACTTGCTCCGCTCACAATTTTTCCGCAGTCAATAACCAGCGGCGACACTACGCGACTGCTGCTCGGCTTCCCGCTTTGTCCTGCGACCACGTTCACCGCTGTGCTTGTGCTGAACCGCGCCGGCGTGGCGCCTGTCACCTCGACTGGCACCGCTAGCGGCAGCTCCTTTGCCTTCGTCATCACGGCTACACAGTCCGCTGCGATGATCGCAGGACAGTGGACATACGCTGCACGCTGCACGGAGATCGCAAGCGGCGACGTGACCAGCGGAGCGGATGGCGACTTTACCGTTCTCGCAAACTACGCGACCACGATCACCGCAAGCACGACACAGCTACAGCTCGACGCTGCGAATACGGCGCTGCTGACGTTGTTGGCGAATCCCGAGGTGTCGGTGTCGTTCAACGGTCAGAGCTTTACTAAGGAGAATCAGTCGATGCTCCTCTCCACGATCCGCAACCTGGAGGCCAAGCTCGCTTCCGAGAAAGCCATCGCCGCCGGCCTGCGCGGAGACGCTCCGACCCGTAGCATCAGGCCATATTTTACATGAGCAAAAGAACCGCAAAACTCAACGGCGCGCGCAACGGTCATTCTGTGCAGATCGTGGACGAGCCGATTCGACAGCCTCGCGCATACACGCAGCTCATCGAGCAGCTCAAGAAAATCTCGCCTGACTGGCGACCTAACCGCATCGGTGTCGATGCCGAACTCTATCGCAATCACTGGGAGCTGCGGGCGTTCTCGCGCAACCTCTGGCGGGAGAATCCTTTCATCATGGGCTACGGCCAGGAGTTGTCGGCGAACGTCATCGGGCCGACCGGCTACACCCTGCGGATGATGATCAAAGAGACTGAGGATCGCATCATCTACAGCGAGGAAGAAAAGGACGCGCTGCAACGCGCAGAAGCCAGGCGCAACGATGTGTTGCGCTTCACCGCCAACAAGTCAGGCGCGAAGTTTAAAGCCGAGAAGCTACTGCACACAATCAAAGGCAAATCCTCGGTGAAGGTTGGCGAGCTTGACACCTTTGCGAATCAGCTAATCGAAAAGAAATGGGCAGAATGGCAGTTGCGCGAAAACTGCACGGTGACAGGGCGCATCAACTACAACGAATCCCGGCAGCTTCGCTTGAAGTCCTGCGCTCGGGATGGCGATCACTTCATCCGACTAATCCGCGACTCACGCTATGAGCCGTTCGGCTTTAAGATCCAGCACATCAACGCGGAGTGGTGCAATTACTACCTCAACGGGCTAAACGAGAAGAATCAAAACCCGATCCGCTACGGCATCGAATACGACGAGAGCTATGCCGCTCCGGTGCCTGTCGCCTACTGGTTCACGAAGGCAACGAGCAGCCAATACGCGACGATGTCGCCTGTCAATTTCACGACTAACAGCACGGAAAACTCGATCCGTATTCCTGCCGAGGACATCATCCACTACGCGAAATTTGACGATGACGCAGATGTGACGCGGCCTGTGCCTTGGGCGACTCCGGTCATGTCTAGCGTGCGACAGCTCGACAAAGCGATGGAAGCCGTGGTCGTAGCCATGCGCGTCGGCGCTTGCAGCAATGTCTTTTTCGAGACTGACCTCATCGGTCCAGATGGCAACACCGCGGCAGGCGCAG